CGCAGAATATAGTTGATGTTCAGGCATATTATAAGTTAATTACTAGAGTTAGCTCGTATGATGGAACAACTATTACCGAAAAGTTTCAAATAACAGCAGAAGAATATGCAAATACTGGAACTACCATAAATAATTATATGACTCAAGATGGTCTTACTTCTACGCAAACGATTACAACAGCTTTCGACACATTTTTTGATTATGAATACAATTTAAATGAGTCCAAGAGGAAAATAAAATTATTAAAACCAGAATATGTAGAAGAAGTAGTAAAAGAATTTAAAAATGTGATTAAATAATGTCTCTTCAAACTAATAAATCAACACAGTTCACAATTAAAGAGTTGTCTATAATTTCAAAGTCTAATGAAGTTATCGATATAAGAAGTATATTTGATGAGATTAATATATTTGATTCTTTATTTCTTCCTGTTATATCTGGAAATATACTTATAACAGATTCAACTGGATTAACTGGAAAGATAGTATTTGATGGTTCTGAATCTTTACTTGTTAATATAGTTAAGGATGAGAATTCTGATATTGCTATTATCAAGAAGGCATTTAGGATATATAAACAATCCGACAAAAGAAATGAAGGTTTAAATACTCAAAGATATATTCTTCATTTTGTTTCTGATGAATTTTTATATTCACATCAACAAAAAATAAATAAATCATATGAGATGAGTTATAGAAATGTTGTTGATAGAATATTAATAGATTTTTTAAAAGTACCAAAAAGTAAATTAGGTGGTTTATATGAAGATTCTATAGGAATTCGTCAAGTAGTTATTCCGAATCTGACTCCTTTAGATGCGATTAATTTTTGTGCTAAAAAAGCAGTAGATATTAAAAATAGTCCAAATTTTGTTTTTTTTGAGAATTTAATCGGTTTTAATTTTTGTACTCTTTCTACTCTTTTAACTCAAGACACTATTTTAGAAATTAAATTCACTGCAAAGAATCTTGATGAAAATTCTTTGGGGGATATGTCAAATGCTATAAAATTAGATGTAATCTCCCAACAAGATGCCTTAACACAAATAACATCTGGAGTAAATTCTGGAAAATTTATTGGGTTTGATCCTTTAACAGGTTCTATATCTAGTAAAAATATATCATATGCTGATCATTATGATTTGATGTCGCATGGTAATGATAATCCAAATATATCTGTTCTGACTAATAGAGATAATAAAACAAATTTGGAGATGAATGATTCTTTTAAAACTGTTAGTATTTCAGGATCTTCTAGGAAATCAAGTAAATATATTCAAGCCAATGATCCTACATCTTTATCAAAAATTGATGATACTGAGAACTATAAATTTCAAAGAAAAGCCATTCTCCATAATTTAATGAATAGACGAGTAAGATTGGTAATGCCTGGGAATTTCCAACTTTCTTCAGGTTTTAATGTAAATTTAGATGCTAAAAGATTCGCTGAACAAGAAATCGGCGGGGATAACAACGATAATACTTTAAGCGGGAAATATATCATTATAGGATCTAGACAAGTAATTGGTTTTCATAAACATGAAACTTTTATTGAAATTGCAACAACATCTTCTGCACTTCCATTTATCCCTGCAAGTAATCCAGGACAAAATCAATCAATTATGGGGTATTAATGGATAAGAATTTTGCGGGAAAAGAATTTATTTGGTGGACAGGAATTGTAGAAGATAAACAAGATCCCTTAAAAATGGGGAGATGTAAAGTAAGATTAGTTGGATTTCATTCAGATAATAAGATGTTAGCTCCAACTTCTTCACTTCCTTGGGCAACTCCTCTATTTCCAATTAATAATACAAACGCCTATGCGCCGCAAGAAGGAGATATGGTCTTGGGGTTTTTTCTTGATGGGGAAGAAGGTCAACATCCTGTAATGATGGGGATATTTCCAAACATTCCACTTCAATCTCCAAATCCTCAAAAAGCTTATACGGACAATAGAAATTCAGAATTATTAGCAAATTCTCCAAGATTCCCGCAAAGTAAGACATATAACTCTGATGGAACTGGAATAACTATATCAGAAGCAGCGGCAGCATCTCATTATCCAATAAATCTAGATGAACCTACAACCCCTAGAATGGCCCGTAATGATGCAGATACGATAGGTAAGACATTCATAGCGGAAAGAAAGAATAATGTCGTGGCGGGTGTTCCTAGCGTTAATTCAACATGGTCAGAGCCAATCACCGAATATGCTGCGAAATACCCTTATAATAATGTAATGGAATCTGAATCTGGACATATCCAAGAATTTGATGATACTCCTGGGAAAGAAAGAATTCAATTAGCGCATAGATCCGGAACCTTTTATGAAATTTATCCTGATGGTAGTAAAGTAGAAAAAATAGTTAAGGATAATTATCAGATAGTTATGCGAGATGATCATGTATATATTATGGGAAAATGTTTAATAACTGTTCAGGGTGATGCTGAAATATATGTGAAAAAAGATGCTTTTATGAAAGTTGATGGAAATTTTGATGTTAAAGTTGGCCAGAATTTTACAGTAGAGGTTGGTAGTAATTATACAGTAAAAGTTGGAGAAGCATATGATATAACTACAGGTGGTAATTATACAATAAATGCAGGCGGTGTATATAATGCGACTTCAGTAAGTAAATATACAATAAATGCTGGGGGTGGTTTCGCTCTAAATACTATTGGTTCTTCTACAATGAATTCTTCTGGTAATATGGGAATTTCAGCTTCTAGAGTGGATCTCAATTAATTATGCCAGGAGCACATAGAAATACCGATAATAGATCTTGTGGTGCTGAAACGGTTTCGACACAATCTAGAAATGTTTATGTTAATGGATTATTATGGGCAATTAATGGAGATCCTGATTCTCATGGGGGAGGCGATTTAATAGCTAGCCAATCAACAGTTTTTATAGGTGGAGTTGCTGTGATAGTTCAAGGGGATCAAGCATCTCCAGATAATCTTTGTCCACATCCTGGAGGTTCTCATTGTGATCCTCAAGCTGTGGGATGTTCTACAAATGTATTCATAGGATAAATAAGAATATGACAACAATAACTAATATAAAAACAAATACTCGTACTTTTGTAGATCTAGATCTTAATTTTAATATACATCCAATTCGTAAAGATATAAATTTACTTACTAATGAGATGGCTATTATAACTTCTATGAAAAATTTGATACTCACTAGTCATTATGAAAGACCTTTTAATCCTGATTTGGGTAGTAATATGAGAAGATTGTTGTTCGAACCTCTGGACAATATTACATCAGGGAGTTTACAAAGAGAAATAAAAGAAACCATTTCAAATTTCGAACCAAGAGTTTCTATTAAAAATATAAAGGTATCTCCTAGTCCGGAGAATAATTCTTATAATGTGGAAGTTGTTTTCTATGTTATAAATAGTCCTAATCCTATAACAATAAGTTTTTTCCTAGAGAGAATAAGATAAAATGGCAGACAGATTAAGAGTAACAGAATTAGATTTTGACACCATAAAATCTAATCTCAAAACATTTCTAAATCAACAAACTTTATTCACAGATTATAATTTTGATGGTGCTGGTCTTTCAATTCTCCTAGATCTTTTGGCTTATAATACACACTATCAATCTTATTATTTAAATATGGTAGCTAATGAAGCCTTTTTAGATACAGCTTTATTAAGAGATTCCGTTGTTTCTCACGCAAAAACTTTAGGATATACACCATATTCTCAGAGATCCTCAATAGCCTCAATATCAATAGAAGTCCCAACAGGTACTACAGATATGGGGCAATTAACACTTCCTAGAGGTTTTGGTTTTCTTTCAAATCAGATAGATGGTATTTCATATAATTTTATTGTTTTAGAAGATATTACAGTAACAAAATCTAATACTTCATATTATTTCGAAAATCTACCAATTTATGAGGGCCAGTTAGTTAATTATACTTTTGTTCAAGACCAAGCAGCAAATCCTGACCAAATATTCACATTACCAGATTCAAATATAGATATATCAACTTTATCAATATCTGTTTCACCTTCTTCTAGTAATACTTCTCTCACATTTTTTAATCGAGCAGAAGATTTAACAGAAGTTTCTTCCACAAGTCCAGTTTATTTTATTCAAGAAAGTAGAAGTGGGTTTTTTCAAATATATTTCGGGAATGGTATAGTAGGTCAAGGAATCCCAGATGGTGGAGTAGTTTATGCTAATTATATAGTGACTAATAGCTCTAATGCTAATAGGGCTAATAATTTTATTGCTACTGGAGTTGCCGTAGATTCTTTATCTAATTCATTAACAAATTTTATTATAACTCCTCTTGGGGCTTCGGCAGGAGGTATGGATAGAGAGTCTATTGACTCAATTAAATATTCCGCCCCACTTTCTTATGTTAGTCAAAATAGATTAGTAACAACGAAAGATTATGAAATTCAAATTTTGAAAACTTTTCCTGATTTACAAGCTGTTTCTGTGTGGGGAGGAGAAGATGAAACTCCTCCCGTATTCGGAAAAGTTTTTATATCATTGATGCCTGGGGAAAATTATTATTTATCTGAGACAGAAAAAACGTCTATTTTAAATACTATTAGTTCCAGAATAATGCTTACAGTTAATAATGAAATTAGAGATCCAGAATTTTTATATATTATTTTAAATATAAATGTTGAATACGATGCGACAAGAACAATGTTAAATAGTTCTTCTTTAGAATATTTAATTAAGAATTCTGTTTTATTATATAATCAAACATACTTAAACACTTTTAGTTCAAAATTTGTCCAATCAAAATTAGAAGAATTTATTAATAATGTTGATAATAACTCGATTGTGGGAAGTGAATCTGTTGTTAGAGTACAGAAAAGATTTCTCCCCTCACTAAAAACAGTTCAAAATTATAATATAAATTTTAATGTTCCTTTACTACAAAGGACTTCACTTAATAAGCTAACATCAAGTGAGTTTTCAATTTATGATAGTAATGGTAATATTCAAATAGTAACACTAGAAGAAGTTCCGGATTCGTACACTGGAATCAATTCAATATCTTTACTGGATTCGGGAGTAAATTATACAAGTGTTCCAACAATATCTATTACTGGAGACGGACAGGGAGCATCTGCAATTGCTGTATTAAATAATGGTAAAATAGAACAAATTGATGTAGTTAATGCAGGAACAGATTATACATATGCTGTTGTAAATATTACAGGAGGTGGTGGTTATGGGGCTTCCGCAGTAGCAGTTATAAATACTACGGTTGGTGTATTAAGAGCTATTTATTATACATCAACAGCAAAACGTCAAATAGTTAATCCTAATATTGGTACTATCGACTATAATTCTGGTTCTGTTACATTAAATAATCTCAATATTGTATCCATATCGACCTCTGATGGTTTAATGAGAATCGAATGTTCAGCAAAATCAGGAATCATTAGTTCCAATAAAAACACTATTATTTCTATAGATAAAACAGATCCTTTCTCAATAACAATAAATGCACAGAAAATCTAATGGGCGATCAAAAAAATTCTCTATTAATTAGAAAACAGATTCCGGAATTTATTTTAGAAGATTCCCCAAGATTTCTTTCATTTTTAGAAGCATATTATGAATTTTTAGATATTAATTCCAATGGGGTTTCAAAAGATTTAAGATATGTATCAGATGTTGATCAGAGTTTAGATCTATTTGAACAACAATTTTTCAATTCTTTTATCCCATTTATCCCCAAAAATACAGCAATAAGTAAAGATTTCATTATCAAAAATATAATGCCACTTTACTTATCAAAAGGATCAGTTAGTTCTTATCAATATCTTTTTCGTTTATTGTTTGGTGAAGAAGTTTCTGTATCATACCCAGGTCAATCAGTATTAAGAGCTTCAGATGGCCGTTGGAATATAGATAATGTTTTAAGAGTTACTGAAACTGTTTTTAGTGAATATATTAGTGATGGAATACAAGTAATTTATTATCTTCCGGAGCCATATACTAGCGATAAGTTTAGCGTAACAGTTGATGGTTTATTGGTAACGAATTATCAAACTTTTGTAGAAACACAGAAAATTGTTTTTTCTATAGCCCCAAATAAAAATTCTATTATTAAAATAAATTATCCAAATTTTAATATAAATTTATTAAATAATAGAAAAGTTGTGGGAGAAAAATCATCTGCTACAGCATTAATTGAGAATACTGGAACCAGAAAAATAACAGGTTCTGCATACTTTGAATTTCTTATTAATCAAAAAACTCTTTTAGGTAATTTTATTAATGGGGAGATAATATATTCAGATATAGTTGTTGTGAATAATCTTATACCTCTTATCTTCCAAACTTTTGCTGATTTAGAATATATTACTATAGTTAATGGTGGAAGTTCTTATAATATTGGCGATCCTGTAATTATTAGAGGAGATGCTACTAAGAAAGCTATTGCCATTGTTTCTGATGTGGCAGATGGTGACATTAAAAATTTATTGGTTGATAATGGTGGTTGTGGTTTCTTTATTGGTGAAAATGTAATAGCAGAAAGTTATTCAACTAATATATTTAATGCTCGAATTACAACCTATGATACACAAGGTATTTTTTCATCAAATAGTGTATCTTACAATACCGATATAATAGGAGATTATGGTTCTATAACAATAAACTCTTCTGATTATGGTTTTCCGGCAAATGGAACTGAGAATTTAACAACAACAATTGCCGCTGCCCTTTCATCTAATACTGTAAACAATTTAGGTGGTATAACATCAGTAAATGTATCAACTTCTCTAATTTCTTCTCAACTAAGACCAAATTTTGATGTAGTCCCTCTATCTTTACCAATTGGTTGTACTTTAAGAGATTTAGGAATTATAGGAAAAATAACAATAGTTAATGGTGGTATTGGTTATCAAGCAGGAGATTCTATAATTTTCACTAATAGTTCTTCATTTCAGGGGCAGGGAGCGAAAGCAGTAGTTCGTTCTGTTAATTCTTTAGGTACTATTAATACTGTAAATATTATAGATGGAGGACTTTCTTATGTCCCAGGATATTTTCCAAATTTATCGGTAATATCAGCAAATGGTAGGAATGCTAATTTAACAGTTGAAGGTATAATGGGAGATGGCGAAGTTTTAATACCGATTTTAGGCAATACCGTGGCTGGTCAAATATTATCTATTAAAATTTTAGATAATGGAGTTGGTTATGTTGCTGATCCTGTTATAGATCTTTCAACTTTTGGAGATGGAAATGCAAAAGCTAATGGTTTTATTCAGAATTCATATGTAAATCAAGGTGGAAGATGGACAACTACGGATGGTATATTATCTTCCGAAGAAATAGTTTTACAAGGAAGAGACTATTATATAGATTTTTCATATGTCACAACAGCTTCAGTTGAATTTTCGAAATATAAAAAAATAGTAAAACAATTACTCCATCCTGCCGGTTTAGTTAATTATGCTAAATATAGTATCAATGAAAATATATTTATAAATTCAACAATAAGTATGGAAAGCGAACTTTCTTTTAATTTGTCTAATAATATAACATTTCTTTCTATTAATAATGAAAATTTGTTGATAAATCTAATACCACTAACACTAAATTCGTAAAAATAAAGGTTAAATCATGAGTACTCCAGTTGCATTTGGTTCGGGAATAATAACTAATTCAATTGTATCTTTTAGTGCAGTTGGTTCATCTCCTTCTGTTGGCCAAAATTTAACAGGTTATAGTTGGGATTTTGGTGATGGACAGGTTTCTTCAAGCTCTCTGTTGAATTTAAACATTGATCATATGTATATGACTCCTGGAGTTTATACTTGCATATTAACAGTTTTTCAAGATAATTCCACTTCTTCTACATTCGAAATTCCAGTTGTAATTGATGTAATACAAACATATCCCTCTCAAATTCAAAATTCAACAATAAAAGCGAAAATGGGAACTTATATTATTAAAGAGTTGCTTGATTTCTTTAATATTGATACTGAACATGGGACAGGATTTGTTTTTATTGGTAATTCTATACCTTACGCTAATTCAGACACATTAATTCCTATTTCTGATGATACAAAAATGATAGAAAGATCAGCTTGGGATACAATGATAATAGCAAAGAAAATAAATCCTTCTGATGTTGAACTAGTTGCCCCAAGAAATAATTGGACGGCTAATGTTGTATATAATCAATATGACGATAGAATACCAAAATCTTCTTTATTAACTTCAGATATAAGTAATAATATTTTTTCGATGATCGTTATTAATTCGGAAGGGAATGTATATAAATGTTTATGTAATAATAATTCTGGAATATCTACTCAGGAGCCAACTAACAATTATACAATTGCAGATGGTTTTATTTCAACTTCTGATGGTTATTTATGGAAATATATTTATAATATAAAACTTTCTAATAAATTTTTCACGAATTCATGGATTCCAGTACCTTTTACTGGTTCGCCTGATGTTACTGTAACTGAATATGACATCAATAATACATCAATTATACCAGGAACTTTAAATACTATTGTAGTTGAGAGTGGTGGTAATAATTATTTTCACACTACTACGACAGCAGAAGCATTCATAGCTGGTGCTCCTTCTATCGCATTGAATAGCTTGAATAATGTTGTAGAAAATATGAATATATCTGGAACAGGAATAATAACAGGAACATTCATAACATCAATAGATACAAATTACAATTTAGTTTATCTTTCAAACAGTACTATAGCGGCAGGGGGAGGGATTTCGAATCCTATATCAATAACTACTAGAGTTGATGTTGTTGGTGATGGGGTTGGAACTGTTTCGGAAGTAATATTATCGGGTAATACTATTAGTCAGATTATTGTTACTTCTATGGGAATAAATTATAATAGAGCAAATGTTGTGATATATGGAACAGCTACAAGTAATATTGCAACAGCCAGACCTATCATATCATATTATTATGGGCATGGATATAATCCGGCAATTGAATTAGGTTCTCGCAGTTTGATGGTATTAAAGCGTTTTGGCGAAATTGATGCTTCTGAAGGAGGATTATTTCCTATTGATATATCTTTTAGACAATATGGAATAATGATGAGTCCTCATTTATATAAAGATCCTAATATAATTGATTATTATTCAGCCAATTCAGCTATGTCTCTAACTTTAGATCTAACTTTAGAAGCTGGATCATTTTATAATAAAAATGATATAGTTTATCAGGGTTCAGTAGATTCGCCCTATTTTTCTGGAGTAGTTGTTTCTCAGGATTATTTCACGGTAAAATTAATTAAATATAGAGGAACCCCAGTTTTAGGATCTTTATTAACTAATGGAACAGTTTCTAGACCATTATCAGCAATTAAAAATCCTGATATTCAACCTTATTCTGGAGAACTATTATATATAACTAATATAAACCCTGTTCAGCGTTCAGATGGCCAATCAGAAGAATTAAAACTTATTATAACAGTATAGGAATAATAAATGTTATCAAAATACAATTTCAATTTAAAACCATATTATGATGATTTCGATGAGACAAAAGGATTTTATAGAATTCTTTTTAAACCTGGATTTGCAGTGCAGGCTAGGGAATTATCTCAAATACAAACTCAAATACAAAATCAAATCTCTAAATTTGGCGATAATATTTTCACAGATGGGTCTATAGTAATTGGGGGTAACTCAAGCTATACTCCAGTTAAATATGTAAATGTATTAACTCTAGGAATTCCTTCTATTTCATTAGTAGGAAAAACCTTTGTTGGGGTTACATCAGGGGCTATTGGGAAAATAGTATCAATCACTGTAGGAACAACCACTTCTCAAATATTTTTCTCATATCTTAATGGGTTGTCGTTTGTTCAGAATGAAAATATTATAATTGATACTAATTATAATACTAGTATCGTAAATACTACTATTTATTCCGGAACTGCATCATCTTATAGTATACAAGAATCCGTATTTTTTGTTAATGGTTTTTTTGTTTATTGTGAGCCTCAAACAGTAATTATGTCTATAGATAAACCGGCTACTGTTATTGTTGGTCTAGTTATTACAGAAAATATAATTAATAGTTCTATGGACACATCATTACTTGATCCTGCTCTCGGTTCTTATAATTATTCTGCTCCAGGTGCTGATAGATATAATATTTCTTTAACATTAACAGCATTCGACTTTGACCCTTCATTAAGTCAACAAGTAAATAATACGGATTTTATCGAATTAACTAGATATGTTTCTGGATCTCAAGTAACTTTAACTAATACTCCAATATATTCTGTTTTGGATGATACATTAGCTAGAAGAACATTCGATGAAGCGGGAAATTATACTGTAAGTCCATTCAAGATAAAAATTTTACCACATATTTTTGGTAATAATTCATTATTATCTGTACAAATTGATGCTGGCCGTTGTTATGTCCAAGGATATGAATTTGTTACTATTGCTCCAACTTATATTGATCTTCCTAAAGCTAGAACAACTATAGAGAAAACAGGATATCCTCTTTTTGTTGATTATGGTAAATATCTTTTAATAAATTCTTTAAGTGGAGATCTAGATTATACTGGAAATAAAGTAGTTAATCTTTGTAATAGTCTTTCATCAGCAAATGTTATAGGAAATTGTGTTATCAAATCAATAAGCTATAACTCTTTCGATGGCGCAAATAACATATATACTCTTTTTATTGATAGTGTAAATTTTGCAGCGAATGGTTCTATAGCTAATGTTGTTAGTATTTCTAATACAAGTTTAGGATTTCAAGCTAATATCTCGTCTTCATCTTATACTTCTAATAATGTAGTATTAACTAATAATGATAATTCGAGTTATATTTTAACTATACCAAAAGAAAATATTGAAACTTTAATTTTAAGCACTCAATCAAATACTGAATATCAATCTATTAAAAGATTTACCTCTGTTTCTTTTACTTCGAATGGTTCTTTTACGAATGCTACTTTAACTAATCCAATAAGTAACCAGTATTTCATTGGAGGAGGATATTTAGGATCTAATGATACAAAAGTTGGTTTCCTTGTAACTGTATCATCGAATTCAGGATCTGGTCCTGCTGCTGGAACAGTTTTAACTTACGATAATGGTTTAAGGGTTAATGTCGTTAATGCTAATAATCTTCAAATATCATACCCAGGTGGTTATAATTTTGTGGTTTCGATTGTAGCAAATATTGCAATATCTTCGGCAGTTCAAAAAACAAAATTATTAACGACAGGTCAAGTGATTGTTCCAGCGGCTTCAGTTAATAATACAATATCATTAGGTATTGCTGATTGTTTCGCTTTATCATCTGTAAAAGCAACATCAAACACCGGAATAGTTTACGATTACACTAATAGTTATAGTTTCTTTAATGGACAGACAGATACACTTTATGATTTCGGATCTATTACTCTAAATCCTGGTGCTATAAATCCAGTAATAGACAGAGCAAATATAGCGAATGTTACTATAAACTTTAGCTATTTTGCTCATTCTGGTTCTGGTTTTTGTAGTGTAGATTCTTATACAAATTCGGGAATCTCTTATACTCAAATTCCTTCTTATACAGCTTCGAATGGTACTCTTTTTAATTTAGAAGATTGTTTAGACTTTAGACCTATTAGAACAAATTTAGGTATAGATGGAAGTTTAATGGCGAAACCTTCCTCAATGACTTATGTTGATTTTGAATATTATATTGGAAGAATTGATAAACTTGTTGTAACTAAAGAGAAAAAATTTAGTCTTGTACAAGGGATTCCTAGTGATTCTCCAATAGTTCCTACAGATATTCCTAATTCTATGGATCTGTATGTTTTAAATATCGCTCCATATACCAATACAGAAAATGATGTTTCTTATAAATTTATCGAAAATAAAAGATACACTATGAGAGATATTGGGGCTATTGAGAATCGAGTTGCAAGATTAGAATATTATACTGCTCTCTCTCTATTAGAAAAACAAGCAAGTGATGAAAATATACCAAGCACTATCCCAACTATAGATTTATTCAAAAATGGAATATTAGTAGATTCTTTTGCTGGGCATTCTGTTGGTGATGTTTACAATCCGGACTATAAATGTTCAATTGATTATGTTAATAAAGTGTTAAGGCCTCCTTTTTTCAGTTCTTCTTATACTTTTAATTATAATTCTGGTACTAATTGTATCTTAAGTGGAAATTTGGTTACTCTTGATTATACCACAGAAATATTAACAAGTCAAAGTTTAGCTTCTGATTTTGTAAATTTAAATCCATATAATGTATTTTTGTGGACTGGTTATCTCTCTTTAGTTCCTTCAATAGATAATTGGGTTGATATTACTACTGCTCCTGATGTTGTTACTAATGTTAATGGAGAAAATGATGTTTATGCCGCTAAAAATAGTAATAATCCAGCTTCTGTTGGAGTTAGATGGAATGATTGGGGAACTATTATAAATGGTGTGTCTAAAGGAACCGCAATTGAAGTGGCTACTAATTCAGGTAATACCTCTACTGTTACTACTCAATTAAACCAAGTAGGGTCAGCAATTTCTACTAGTTCTATGCAAACTACTACTCAATCTATTGGAAATCAAGTAGTAGATTCTTCAATTATTCCATATATGAGATCAAGATTAGTTGATTTTATTGCAACTGGATTAAAACCTTCTACACAAGTTTTTGCTTCCTTTGATGGAATAGATGTTACTAGCTATTGTACTCCAGCTACAGAAATAACATTAAATACAACAATAAATCCAAATGTCACTTCATTAGTTTTATCTACTAATAGTAACATTACAGCTAATATTATATTTTCTAGCCAAAACACTTGTTTCGTCCATGTATTAAATAGTAATACCTCAATTAATTATTCTGGCCCACATTCTTTTTCTAGTGGAAATACTGTATATAATATTGTTGACGGTTCATCTATTGGTTCTTCATTGATAACTAATGTAATACAGAATAATAATCTTATAACCGACTCTACAGGTTCTATTGCAGGTACTTTTTTGATACCAAATTCTGATCTTATAAAATTTAGGACTGGAACCAGATTATTTTCGTTAAGTGATATTGTTGGATCTGGCGCAACAACTACAGCTTCTACTACATATGTCGCTGAAGGTCTAGCAGAATACGTTCCAGTAGTATCAGTTGTTCCTCCAACTTCTCCTACAGTTCCGGTTCCACCTCCACCATCTCCTCCGGAAGTTCCTTGCTCAACAACCCTTCAAAATACAGGAACACAGGGGAATTTTACTCAAACAATAGTATTTGGTACAGGAATCGGTTCTTGTGGTATAAATTTTAATAATAACAAAATTCCAGACAGATACACAATAACATGGAATGGAACATCTTATACTACTGGTTTTGTGGGTGATTCTAGTTATAATAATGATTTAAATAAACTTGGTTATCCTAATGTGACTGGATCAACATCTAATTTTCTAAGATTCAATAAAACATCAGCTTATCCAACAACTGCAATTATTCAAATTGATGCTCCGTTGGCTTTAACTCAATGGGCTGCTAATGTAGTATGTCCTAATGTTGTAGATACTTCTATACCATTACCTAATAGTAATCCAATTAATTATGTTCTTAATTTATCAGGAACTTCTGTTACACAAATAACGACTTTAAATCCTAATACTTTAGCTGTATCTGATATTGCCACAATACCTATTTCAATTAATGTTTCTGGTGGGACTGATCCAAACTTTAAAGGGAAAGTTACTTTAACAATTGATGATCCTAATACTCAATTTTCATTTGATCCTATTATACACCATATATTAACTCCAGGTTACGGCCCTTGGTATGCTGATTATAATCCTTCTATAACTGTTACTGTTGATAATAATGGAAATGCAATTGTTCCATTAACTTTTACAAGACATACAACAGGTTCGAATTTCTCTATATCAATAAGTGGTGTTGTGAATGAAGTAAATAGTGTTAATACTCCGACAGGATTAACTGCTATTACTAATCTTACTGTTAGTGTAACTTCAAACGGACTTGAATATGGACATAAAATAGATCCAGTTGCTGAAACTTTCTTTGTTGATTCAAAACAATATAGTAATGGTGTTTTTATCGATTCTGTAGATCTTTTTTTCAGAACAAAATCAAATACTATTCCTGTAATGTTTGAATTAAGACCAACAGTTAATGGGTATCCTTCATCAGATAAAATAATTCCTCTTAGTAATGTTACAGTACAACCTAAAGATGTTTTAACTTCGACTGATGCATCTATAGCTACCAATTTTAAGTTTGAATCGCCTATATATCTTGCTCCTGGAGAATATGCTTTTGTTGCTAAATGTAATACTGATGAATATACGATTTATACTGCTACTATTGGTAATTATGTGTTAAATGATCCGACTACTAGAATAACTCAACAGCCTTCTATAGGATCTATGTTTGAATCACAAAATGCTTCAACATGGACAGCAAACCAAAATGCGGATGTTAAGTTTGTTATTCATAAATGTATTTTTGATACTTCTAATACTGGAACAACAATATTATCTACTGATTTTAATTCTGGTGGAGATATTCAATATGATGTTTTTTATACTATTGGAAAAACAATAAATTTTGCTCCTACAAGTATAAATTATTTCTTTAAAACTTCTGATGTAAATGGAGTATTGGATAGTTCTTATACTTCTTATCAATTAGGATCGAATTACAATTTACCTAATAGAAGCCAAATTAGAAATGGATTGGGAACAGATTTATTATTTAGATTTGATATGACCACAAGTGATTCTAATATTTCTCCAGTAGTGGATTTATCAAGTTTATCAAATGTTCTTGTTCAAAATATAATAAATAATGGAATTTTACGGAATCAAGATTTTATAACGATAACAAATGGTGTTGGTTATAATTCTAATGCTACTGTTTCAATTACTGGACCTAATTCTTCACCTGCTTCTGCTGTAGGAGTTTATGATGCAAATACAGGCAGAATTAATATATTAGTAACAACACATGGCAATGGATATACTGGTAATGTTGAGGCTGTTCTTTCTGGTGGGGGGGCTTCAGTTCAATCTACAGTTAATGTAGCTAATGAATTTAATCCTACAGGAGGTAATGCTAGAGCTAGATATATAACAAGAAAAGTAACTTTAGCTAGTGGGTTCGAATCTTATGATCTGAAAGTATATCTTTTAGGTAATCTTCCATCTAGCACAAGTATTCAAGTATATTATAAGGTTGCCCCCGTTACTTCTGTATTTTTTGAACAACAACCGTGGCAATCAATGGTAATAGAAAGTTCTGGTTCTCCTTCAGCAGATGGTTTTGTTGAATATAAATATAAAACACCAAATAATTTAGCATTATTATCTGGTGATCAATTCAATATGTTTGCTATTAAAATTGCGATGTATTCTTCAGATAAAACTAAGGTTCCTCAAATTAAAGATCTGAGAGTTATAGCATTAGATGACTAAACTAATAGAAATAGAAGATTATAAAGGCTTGGTTAGAGATATGCATTCAAAAGCTGTGCTAAATATTGATATCCAAGCTAAAAAAGAACATAAAAGAAGTAAAGATTTTTTGAAAAATTTAATGGAAGATTCTAAAAAAATAGAAGATTTGGAATCTTCCATTGATGAAATAAAAAATGATATTAATGAAATAAAAAATATGTTTATTCAGTTAATACAAAATAAGGTATAAAATGTCTATAAATCAAATTTCATCTAGTAATACATTTGCACAATGGTTAGCGGCTACTCAAGCATTGATAGAGAACTGGAATTTTGTCCAAAACACTGCTAATTCTGTGAATACTACTGCAAATATTGTTTCGTCTACTTCCAATTCGATTAATATTT